TTTACATTAGGTGCAATAAGTTGTGCAAAGTCACCGTCAGTACTAATAATAACATGATTGTCGTTAGGGTGTGATTGTACCCAACCAGCAATAAGATCATCTGCCTCAAGTTGCGGATTTTGTAATACAGAACAATTAGTCTTGTTGCCTACATAGTCCTTGAACTCATCAAAGCACTCCCAGAACACTTCATCTTCTTCTTGTTGTTGTGCAGTAGCCGCCGCACGAGCATCACTTCTATTTCTCTTGTAAGGCTCATAAAAGTCTTTACGCCAACTACGTCCTTCAAGACAAAATACAACATGAGTACCGTCAAAGTCTTGCCAAGCCTTTCTAACGCCAGCAAGTGTAATATGAAACGCCATACCAATCTTATCAGTAAGGTTACCTCTTATCACATGCCTTGCACGGAAAAAAGTGTTAGCAGTATCAACGAGTATGTAAGTTGCCATTAAGTTGTCCTCTTGTTAAATTATAGTACTATTATACTACTTTTTAGCAGTGTTGTCAACCGGTTTATTTGCTTGTGCTTGTGTTTTATAGTTCTCTTGGATTTGAGTTAACACTTCCTTATTCATAAAAGGAATGGCATTCATTTCGTTTGCATCAAAACTTCCAGTCAAACGTAGATCAAATGCTACACTAACTCTTGGATCTTTTGAATCATGTTCGCCTGTGTAGTGTTGTGTACTACTTGGAAACATTACACAGCCACCTTTTTTATTTGGTAAGCCAAGTTTTGATTCCGGATCATATGCACTTCTATAATATGTTGAAGTTGAATAATCTTCTAAATGCATATTACCACTTAGATAAGAATCTGGTTGAGCACCATGTGAGTGCGGAGCCATTGCTTCGCTTTGTTTAAGAATGTTTGCCCAACATACAATTTGCAAGTCTTTTAATTCAAGTTGTGCAGTTTGTACATATTCAATATACGAATATCTTAAGAACGTTAATAGTTCGTTAAATGCAGGATTGTCTTGTGAAAGTAAGTTATACTTTCCAAAACGTGTAGTAATATGATCCTCACTTAATCCAGTACCTCCTGTTGAAGTGTACTCATATTTTTCTAAAATATCTTTTTCGTTTTCTAAGATCCATTTTTTAATAGCATCTACATGCTCATGATCTGTCCAGTTAGTTAACCATAATGGAATATTCCAACTTGGTGCAAACTCAGTTAATGGGTGAAAACTTTTAATTCTTACAATTGACATTACTTAACCTCCGATTTATCTTTGCCTAAATTTTTAGTTTTAATAAACCCTGCTCCTCTATCTGTATTGTGACCTTCGTCTTGTAATACATTACGAGCAAGATCTTTAAACCACTGATCAACTATTTCTTCATTTGTTTCGCCGGAGTAACCAGCATCAAGTAATTGTTCAATAAATTCATTATTCCAATCAAGTTCAAAGAAGCCATTTCTAATGTTATCTTTGTTTACTTGTGTATCAAGTACACCAACCCAAGGTTGTTTGTTTTTACTTGCTTCTTTCTTTTCCTTTAGCATAAGATCTCTATGCGAAAGTCCTTTATCTTTTGAGGCCGTTTTCATGCCTAACATATCTTTCATTTTATCTAACATATATCACCATCCTGCCTTTCTAATTGCATCTTGATCTATTGGGGCCTTTTTAGCCTTGTCAAGTTGTTCGTTTTTAGTTTGTTGTTTCTTCATCTTACGATTATGTTCCCCAAGCATTTCCAAAGAGGGAGATGTGTAGTCTTGGAGTGAATCTCCATCCTCTGTCCATACATGCTTCTGCGACTTCTTTGACGTTGAGAACATATTCTTCACTGCGTCCACCCAACGGCATAAGATATACCGGACATTCCACCCCGGCACTTCTGTAAGCGTCCACAGCCTTTGTAACTTCGTCAAAATCTTTATCAGTAGCGACAACAAACTTGAGATACAAGTTGCTATCAGTAACAGTGCTATACTGCTCAGCCACGTCAGGTTTAATAGCAGTTTCCCAAGGTTCTCCGCTAACTGAAAGTTTTGGGGAACAAGACCAAGTGACTTGGATTCTGTCCTGATTGTTGAGATAGTTGAACAAATCGTCATGTAAAAGTTGTGTAGTGTTTGTTTCAAATGTAACATTTTTTAAGTCCTGCATACGTGGGTGCTCAAATAATTCTACGTACAATCGTTGCCACGCCAACAATGGTTCGCCGCCTGTCATGATTAAATGGATATCTTGTCCATTATTCATAGTCCATTTACCTTCTGGCAATAAACTTAATAAATGTTCTACTACTTCATCTACAGTTGCTTGTTTATTGAATTTTTTAAACTCTGGATAGATACTTGCATAAGTATCACAACCTGTATGTATAATAGGCAAGTCATTAAACTCTTTTGTAGTTTCATGTACACCTGCATCTATTAAGTCTTGTACTTCTTGATTACGTATAATACCAGCCTTTTGCTTTTCATCACGCATTGGTTGATTTTCTAAACCAAAGTTCATACAACGAAAATTACAACCAAACGTTCTTAAAAAGACAGAAGGAACGCCTACGTAACGCCCTTCGCCTTGTACACTATAAAATGCTTCTGAGTATCGTAGTTTTTGCATATTAAGATCCTGCCGCGAACGATTGTTGAAGTTTAACGTTATCCATAAACTCTTTCTTAGTTGCGGGATCATCTTTAAATGCACCACGTAGTACAGTTGTTTGTGTAAGACTACTGTGTGCTTTAATACCTCTGTTCTCACAACAACCGTGTGTTGCTTGTACGTATACACCTACATGTTCACTGCCTGTTTGCTCTTGGATTGCATTTGCAATCATAACATTCAGTTCTTCTTGTAGTGTACCACGTCTTGCACACCATTGTGCGATTCTTGTGTACTTACTAAGACCTAATAATTTAGGACCTGCAATAATACCAATGTATGCTACACCCTTTACTGTTTGGTGATGATGCGAACATAAACTTGTAAGTTCACTTCGCACTACCAACATACCTTCATAACCACCTTCAATGTAGTTAGGAAATGCACTTGGGTTAGGCATTACATCATAACGTCCAGCCATGATCTCATTAACGTACATCTTGGCCATACGTCTTGCAGTATCCATACTGTTAGGATCTGTTTCTGTATCAATTAACAGAGTTTGCAATACATTTTCAAAAGCAGGAACAGCCTCTTCGATAAGTGCTTGTTTGTCACCTTCGTTGAGTACTTCGCTAATATTATCATTAGCCCAGTACCTGATACCTGCTTCTTTAAGTTTTGCTTTTAGTTCTTCTACTTTACTCATTTACTTCTCCGATGTTAAGGCAGTGGATTGCCTGTCTTAGTTGTGTTATATTATACGATATATTTAGGTTAATGTCAACAGTAAATAACAATGGGTTTAACCAAAGTACTTGTTTAACATTTCTAAACGATCGTGTGCCTGTGCCATTTTGTCAAGTTCTTTTTGAATAGTTTCGATGATATCGGAATGTTCTCCAATACCTACAACCTTACTCATGTAAACTTCAACATTAGCCTTGTGCAGATCAATCTCTGCTTCTGCGTGTTTCCTTGCCGCGTTTAACATAATTTCTTTCAACATACACTTCCTTCCATTTTAATATTGGGTACAAAGTCCTCTGCAATCAATTTATGTGCATCATAATTGTAATGTTCATCATCGATTAAAAAGGTTTCTAAGTTGCCCTTGGTTGATAAAAACTGCTCTACAGTTTTGTTGGCTACTACATTGTGATTGCAGTCTCCAATGATATTTAGATCTTTTGGTAGCCATGTACTCTCATTCATGGCAAAGATCTTAAGTTGTGCATTATTTTCTTTGCACAACGTATTCCAAAGATATACTTCTTTGAAAAACTCTCTTTGATTTATAACGGTCATTAATTCGTAATTTGCTTTTAGTCTTTGATATCCTTCTGTTTGTAAGTTTGGTTCGGTTAATTCAAAAGGATCAAAACTCAACCCAATGTTAGCAGGTATAACAAAGTCGTCTGCAACAGTTATTCTACCACCGTCAAAACTTTTTAGTTTGTCATTCCACATATTAATATTATAACAATCGATACGTTCTTTTGTTTCTTCTAAATTCATGTGTGCATCAAGTGGAATAAGATTTTCGTAAAAGTTTGGAGTACTATACCCAATTCTAAAACGATTCCAATAAGTTTGTTGTATAACAACTTCGTCAATGTCGTCATACTTTTTAAATAAGAAAGCAAGACGCTCACTGTAATCATACCAACCTCTACCAGGACAAGCAAATATAACACCGTCCTTGTCTTGGTTGTTAATATAAATTTCTGCCCAGTTGTTATCATTCCAACGGTCACGTGTACCATCGGGAGCAGGGAATTGATATCCTGCACTATGACTACAACCTATAACGGCAGTTCTCATTATACGCAATCCCCTTCAAGGAATAAGTCTGGTTGATTAGGATTTTTAATTTTGTACTTTTGCATGTTTGGAATAACTCCACGTACACCGCCTTTTGGATCAGACATATCGCCTTTGCGTCTCGGAATCAAATGTACATGCGGATACATAACAGTTTGTCCTGCTTCTTCACCAATGTTCTGTCCTACGTTAAAAGCATCGCAGTAACCACGTTCAACCCAATCGTAACCCCATTTGTACGCCGCTTCCCAGCACTTGACTATTGATTGCCAGTCCTGTTCTTTAGGTACAAAAAGAAGATGTCCTTCTGTTACTGGATAACCATCTCTAAAAACTTTAAAGCCTTTTGCATCAAGTAATTCATCGTTCCAAGGTGTTTCGCTTAATTGCATTTAGTATTCTCCTACGTTCTCCCAAGGATAAACTAACCACACGTCCTCCTCGGCTTTGTTAACTTCATGGCAACTATAATTTACTAAATCAAAGTTGCTGGCTAAATTTTCTGTAAGGGTAGCAAACCTTACACTATTACCCCACACAGTTTCCCATGTAGATTCTTCTGGCAAACAACTTGCTTGCCAATCGTCCTTAATCCAATTAAATGTAGCACCTGTATCATTGATGTCATCTACAATAAGTATCTTTTTTCTTAAACTCGGATCCCATCTTGAACCTGATACTTTAGTTTGTTGTCCTGTAGGATCTTCATTATAACCAAATGCATCACTGGCCATCCATAACATACTATCGCCAGTCTTACCTGACTCTCCATCACGTAAACTTACTTTAAGTGCTTCACAACGTATACCTGTCATGTTACTAATAATAGTAGCAGGTACATTACCACCACGTGTAATACCTACAATGTAATCTGGTTTCCAATCGTCCTTATACATCTGATTTACAATTTGTGTACACATAGTTTCTACATCTGCCCAACTGTAATAATGCTTCTTAATCATACTTGACTCCTTATATCTAACATTTGTTGATTGCCTTTTTGAACAATAATTCCAGTACCGTTACCTTTGCCTGCCTCTACAAATTTTAAAGCAGGTACAAATCTTGCGTTAGATCTAAATCCTGTAGCACTATGATTAATACTACTTTTAAAGAAGCAGAGTCTGCCTGGTATTGGTGCGATACTTAACACCAATGGATTTGTATTTCCTTTTACATCTTGAAGTTTATAGTCACCTAAATCATCATCTGTAATAAAGAACTTTGTTTCGCCTTTTTCATCTGGTTGCCATTTACTGTTACAGTAATAGAGCAATGTCCAATCACAATCATCTTTGTGATAATAAGCATCTTCATTCATTCCAAAGAAGTTTAAATTACTTCTACGATATTCTAAACCTTCAAGGTCTTCAAGTTTTTCATTAACTACGTTCCACAGAGTTTGCCATGCATGGAAGTGTTCAAACTCAAAGCATTGTAAACCTGTAGGTGGTTGATCAGGATTATCTCTTGTACCATACTTAAATGGTGCGTCCATGATATTTGTTTCAAGGGCACTAATGGCATTTGTAGAGAATACATTATCGTATGTAGTAATAAGTCCGTCGAAGTAAACTGTCTTATCCATCTTTATTTTCTCTTTCATTTAAGTACACTTCGTTGTGTACCCAACGATAACCTGCATCGTACATATTAGTTGTTGTAGCATGTACAAAACGTACAAAGCCCCATTCTTTCTTTTTACGACCCATATAGAATAAACTTACACAAGGTATTTCATTACCATCTTTGTCTTTAACAAGTTCTAACCAATGCAAGTCATCTGCTTTTCTATATCTGTAACTGCCTGGACCACGCCATTCTCTTGTACTACCAACAACCTTACCTTCTTGAGAAATAACAGGAATGTGTTCCCAATATCCTCCTTTGATAATATATGCTCCCCAATTCCATGGATGGTCATGTAATACAGGTTCGTCGCTTACAAGAATCTTATGCAAGGTTACGTTAAACGGAAACCATGTACGATTTTTCAAAAACAAATAGTAACGAATAAGGTATGGAACCTTACCTGTTCTATCTGTAATTACTCGGCGTCGTCCGAGCATTTCCATTAACTTACTCAAGAAGTTCAATATCATTTTTATAATCATCTTTCACTAAATTGTACACTTCTAAAAACTTTTCGTATTGTATTTTAAGTGCAGGATACCGTAGTATCATTTCATTAACTTTGTATTCGCTTGGCCAATTTTCTTCTGCATCAAAGTCAGGCATTGTTACTGTAATACCTGATGTTGTATCATGCAGTGGATCAAATGTATATTCGTACTGCGGACTTGCTATACGGGACTCTTCTGAAGTAAGTGTAATCTTAACATCATTAAAATCGTAATCATCACCCATTACTTGCTCCCTATGTGCTTGTATAATGCAGTACCTGAAAAGAATTCTACTTTTAGTTTGTTTACTTGTTGTTGCATATCTAACAAGTAACTATCATAGTTTTCCATGTATTCTGTAATAAGATTCATTATTTTAGTTTTATTTTTTCTATATGAATCTAACGACTCTGTCCATTCACTTGGATATTTAAACTTAGGCAATGCCATTTCACTGTAACTTAATCTATCTGGCATCATTGGAATAGTATCTACAAGAGCACCTTCATACCAACTAATACCAAGTGTTTCTTGTAAGTTAGCACTAAACACAATCTTTGCTTCACCTAATAAGTTGTGATACTCATTCTTTGTAAGTTGCTTGTCTTGACAAACAACAAATTCATATTGTGACATACTGTCTTTTAAATCATAGAAAATATCTGGTTGCTTCTCTGGAGCAATTCTATGCGGAAATAAAATTAAGTTTTTCTTAGGCATACCTTTATACTGTGCAAAACTATTTGCCAAGTACTCCATAGGCCAACCAACTATACATGTTTTTGCTATTAAGTTTGGAAAACTTTCTGCAAACAATTTTTTATGGAATTCTGTTGCAAAGAAGTTGTCATCGTAACATTCATACATACTACGTTCTGCACTTCTACACCAATCAGCATCGCCAATTAATCTTCCTAAAAAGTCTTGTGGATCATAACTACCGGCGTGCCACATACCACCTACTTTAATTTTAACACCAAGTAACTCTGCCATATACTTTATTTGTATAACAGTAGGGTTCCAAGCATCAGTATATAAAAAGTAGTCGCCATCTTTAACTTCGCCATTTGCAAACAATCTACTAATCTCTAACATTTGTTGTGACTTGTAATTGTTAGTTCCTGCAAAGTTTAGAAAGGCCCCAGGCGTTGTAGCCTGAGGTACCTCTCCACCACTAATGACAACTACATTAGAGTTAGTTGCACGTTGCATTTGCTTTGGAAGATGTTCTTTCCATTGCTTTGTGTAACGTGTATCAACTGCTTCTATATCAACTATGTATATTGTCATTAGTGTCTCCTGTTTATTTTACGTTGTACTTCTTTTGAAGTTGGTTTAATAAAATACCATAAGCCGGAAGGAATACAATCAAGCCTACTGCAATCTTAATGATTACCTGTGAGCCTGCAATTTCCATCCAGTTTGCCGCCATATATTCGTCAGCACTATTATTAAATGCTACGGCAAAGAAAGTGTAAGTATCAATGATATTTGCCGCGATTGTTGAAACCGCAGGTGCTAACCACCATACTGACATCTTTTCTCGAATGTATTGGAATACATATACGTCAAGCATTGTTCCAACTGCATAAGCAGTTGCTGAAGCAAACCCAATACGCATTGCTACTGATTGCGGTGCTCCTTCTGCAAGTACCACTGCGATTGATCCAATAATTGCTAATGGATACGCCGCCGCGATTGTTGATCTTGCTATATTCTTTCCTAATAGTCTAACAGTCAAATCTGTTGCTATTACAACTAATGGGAAAGTAAATGCCGCCCACGTTAACTTAACTCCTGCAATTTCTACAGGAATTGCCACCAACGCATTAGAAACTGTAATTACTACAACATGTAATAACACAAGTTTCATCAGCATACTTTTATCTACGTCTTTGAACATTTAAGTCCTCCTATACATCTTTTTGTTTTTCGGCTTGTACTTAGGCTTCTTGCCTTGAGTGAACATGACGTATGTTCTCCAAGCCTCGCTTTTGTTATTGTAAAGATCACGTTCGTCAAAGCGATAAGAACGTCCGTAACCTGTTACCCAAGAAGTCTTAGAACAAAATTCTTTGAACTTCTCGAGATCCTCGAAGACCTTATCATAGGTTTCGCGATTAAATTTGAGTGACATCTCATTTTTCCTCTATCTATCATACTCAATGTGGGCGCCGTTTTCTCCATCTTCACTTACATCAATATGGACTTCACGACCTGGGTGTTTAGCAATAATTTGTGCATACAAATCATCTGCCATCATTTCACAACTTTTATAGTCTAACTCTATTGTTTTCTCCTCATACAGTTTTTCTAACCATCTTTTAAATTGAATAAATTCAATGTCTCTATCATTATGTGTAACAGTGATTGCTACCTTAAAATGAAAAATGTGTCTGTGTGGATATCCTAAAAAACTTACATCATACTCATCGCCTGTTGCAAGTGCTGGGTCATCAAGTGCCGCCGGATACTTGTGGATACCTTCTTTTCTAAAAGTAACCCAAATCATTCTTTTTGCAGTATTCATAATTCTTGCCTTGTTATCTTTTTCCATTTGTTCTTTAATTAATTGATCTGTCATACTCATATTATAAAGCCTTTCGTATCATTTGTCAATGGTTTTCCTTGATTTATTTTGGTTATTAAGTCATCGAATACGTTCAAAATATAATCCGTTTCAACTTTCTTAATTTCGTAAAAACTACAAATCTTAATTGTAGTAGTTGAGTATTGCCATAAGCCTGCGTTGTTAAGGAATCCTCGAATGTCGTTTAGTGTCTTTTGGTCACCTGTTTTATCTATCTTACAGTTTAAGAAACTGTTCTTTTGTGTTACATCAAAAGTTTCTACTTTGCGTAAAATATCAGCAACATCTACCAAAAACTTTGTAACTTGATTTGTTACACTAAACATAACTTTATTCTTATCACAGTATTCAAGTGTGGCCAATACCGCAGTTGCTCCTACAGGATCTTGGCTTCTTGAATTGCCAACTGCTATAGGTAATGCCCAACCATCTGGACCTGGTTTAGATATGCCATCAAACATTTCTTTAGTGATACAAGTGATTGCAAAAGAACTAAATCCTCCTGCAAGTGCTTTACCAAAACAAGCAATATCAGGTTGTAGGTCACGTTCCATACTGTGTGCAAAACTACCAAACCTATACATGCCTGTAAATACTTCGTCTGCAATAATTTTATAATCGTGTACAAAACGTCCTTGTTTAATTTTCTTAATAAGACTATCTGACATTTCATCAACACCATGAAACCAACTTACAGTATCACACATCACGGCACAAATGTTGCCTTGGTGTTTATCTAATACAGTTGCAAAGTCTTCGTCATAAAAGTCTACAAACTCAACATCAGGTAAATGATTACTCCAACCTCTGTAATCACTCATTGCCCAACCAGTAATACTTCCGCTATGGAAACTACCTTTACGTACAAGTACTATGTTTTTCTTTTTGTTATTGTAAAATTGGAAACAAAATTTTAATGCATTGTCTGTTGCATCACTTCCACTATGTGCTGGAACAAATGCAAAGTAACCTGGAAGTTTCTTTTGTAAGGCAGTTTCTAACTTGTTCCATATTTCAGGTTTAGCATTCCAGTCGTTGCTTGGAAATGTTCTATGTGCATGAGCAACATGATATTGTACATATTCGTTGTTAAATCCTAATACGTTACAACCTTTGCCAGCCATTAAGTCATAGTAATGTGTACCTTCAGAATTAATAAACCTTCCGTTATAACTCGTAACAGTAGGCATTGTTTCAATAGGATCACAAAAACTATGCAGTAGTTTCATTTAGTCCTCCGAAGGGCTATCGTCTCCGTATTTAGACCAGTCAGTAAACTTATCTCTCTGTAGCAATGGGTGAACGTTGTGTACCCATACGCCAGGATTAGAATGATCAAAGTCTGCATCATCGATCTTAATACAAGCATTGTAGTTAAGTTGGTTCACGTATGGAAGTTTAACACTAATCATACTAATAAAATTATGTCTTTCGTTGTATCCTGTTTCAAGTACCCATTCATGATACTTCGCATCATAGTCAAGTGTTACAAGATATTTCTTGTCAAGCAAACCAAACACAAGGTCGTCCCAACTTTCTTTTGGAACAAAACTGTGATTAGCACCTAAGTAAATATGATCTACTACGTGCTTCTTTGCTTGTTCTAATACATCTTCTAATGGTTGACATCCTGTAACAAACAATGTATGCTCACCTTCTGCAGGAGTTTTTTCTACTTCATATCCTGTAAAGTAGATTACATCGTCTTTAGTACCTGTTGAATATTCTCTTTCCATATTAAGCCTCTGAAAATAAGTTGCCAAATTGTGTTTGTGCGTTTACTGTTTTCTTACCTATTGCTCCACGTGTTCCAATAATTGACATCCAGAACTTACTATAATGTTCAATTATTGCGTTCGCTTCATCTCTATTATCAGTTGCAAAGATTGCCTCTACAACATCTTTAAAGTATAGTCTATCAAACTGTTCTTCTACAAGCATGTTAGGAACAACACCAGCGTCATATTGTCTGTTTGCTTCTTGTACTGCATTAATATGACTCCACACATTATGACCCATTTGTATTGCATAACTAAATGAATCCCAACTTGTCTTGCCTTCTTTGCCTATCTTATTTAGGTCGCCGGGTGCATACTTACAAATATCTTGTGCAGTTAGTCCTGATGTAATAGGCGAGTCTTTAAAACTTGTGTGCTTACCTTCACGTACAAATGCTTGACTAAATGGAGTAGTGTCAGTTGCCATCGACTTGTCATCAATGCTTGGCACCATTCTATAAACCCATTTCTTACGATCTAATGTTTCAAGTTCACAATAAATTTGTCCGTTAGCAGTTGCTAAGAAAGGACTTGCACAATCAAACGTAATCATAAAGTTTGAATTATGATACTTACGTACTGCTCTTTGTATGTCTGTGAGCAACGTAGCCCACTCTAATTTCGACGTTCCTAAGAAGTGCATTACATCGTGTACACCTTTTTCTAATAGTCCGTCAAATCTAAGTGCTACAAGTCTTTTAAGAACAAGATGTACATCACACATGTTCTGTCCACCCATCGACCAACCATTAAAGTGTGTGTCAGGATACTTAACAGGATCACAGTAATCTTTCATTTGCTGATACCAATCTTCTGCATCAGCATGATTCTCACCTTGTAATACATTTAAAAACTTACAAGCACCGCTTCTGTGTTTCATGAAGTAGTCGTTGTTAATACGTGTAGCATTAACGGCGTCTTGATAGTTGTCAATTCCAGTTGCTTTAGCACCTTCGGGAGACCGTGCTACCCAAGCCGGAATATCAAGTATCATTCCATAATCCATATAAGCGTCCATCCACGCAAGAACTTGCTCACGTTTCTTTTGTGCTTTCGGACAATTAGGATCTTTCCAATTGCCTTCCCAAACACCTTTACCAATTTGGAAACCACCACTATCGCCAAGCATCCAAGAAGTGTTACGATCTCTATCTCGTATCATATCTTCTTTAGGTGCATCTTTGTTAATGTCAAGTTCGGCGTGTCCTGCGGAATACAAACTCCATTGATAGTTAAACAACGACTTACTTGGATTAAGCCAATTCATGCTCTCAACACCATTAGTAAAGTGTTTAGGTATACGATTATACTCTACGTATTCCTCACGTCTTTGCTTACCTACAAAGGTTGCAAAGAAACCGCTCAATGCTGGTAGGAATGTAGCATAGTCCTTTTGTTCTGTTGTTAAGTCTGTGTTCACTTATACGTCCGTCCTTATAATGTGTTTCCTAAGGGCTCTAACAAGTTCTTCAATTTTGTCTACTACAGATATCATATCTTTGTCTGTAATATACTTTTGCTTTTCTCTCAACCTGTCATACTCCTTAAGAGGTATAGTTACTGTACTTTGTTCGTTTTCAAATGTTTTGTCATCGTCATTAATATCAACACTTGTCATAAAGTCCTTATTTTGTTTGAGCTGGAAGAATATAATTATATTCTGCTAATCCAGAATCAACAGTTAATTGCATTGCACCTTGATCTGAAATACTCATTGTTATTTTGCCGTCTAAATTCAGTACTGCTTGTACCTGTGCCACTGGCCATGCCCATGCATGTTTTAGTGTACCTGTAACATCAGTTTGGAATACAAACGAACCTGCGTGTTGTGAAGCATCACCAAAACTAAACACAAGACTGTTGCCTTCTGTTCTTACTGTAAATACAGTTTCTTCTGCGTGTGCCATACTCTGAAACTTCATTCTTTGAATTGAAGCCATACTTGGTTCTACAACAACGTCCCATGATGCACCTTTAAACTTTACAGTTTTAAGTTTCTCATCAATAATTTGTTTGTTCATAAAGCGATAATCATTTTCAAAGTCACCTGCTTCATTTTCAAAGTGAATGTGTGTTGGAACAGTTTCACCGTTACGTTCTGCTTGTTCAACACTAACCTTTGCATTAGTTTGATACTCAGGACACTTAAGGTGTAATGCTAACTTGTCTAAGTTAGGCATACCAAATGTACCAGTAAATTCTGACACAGGGTTCTTAGTCTGTGAACTTAAAATCACAGAACGATCTTCAGCCATCGATTCGATAGTTGTATCTGCTTCGCTCGTTACTTTTACAATGTTGAGAAATCCCAACGAGTGTGTATGTGCAACGATATCTTGTAAAATGTCTTTCATGTTTTAGTCTCCTATTGTTACATTATATTTAGAAAATGCACTTTTGTCAAGTTCTTTTTCTTGGCATAGATAATCTATGACATCAATTCTTGGCACTATGCCAATAGCAGTTAATTGATTAGTATCTGCTTTATTGTCTTTTCTTTCGTGATCACCGCCTTCTTGCATGGGTATAGTATCTATGCCATATGCGTCAAGCAGTTGTTGTAAGTGGTACGACTTACCAGTTCCTACATCAATTACACCGTTTATGTTTTTTTGAACAAACGTTGTAATTGCTCTACACACATCTGAAATGTGTATAAAATCTCTTGTATGATTATTAATGTACGTAACTTCTTTTCTTAAAAGTTTTGGAATAAACATTTGTGGTCTTGTTTGTGTTCCATATACAGTTGTAAATCTCATACCTAAACTTTTTTCTGGAGCAAGTACTTCCAAAGTATATTTTGTAAGTGCATAAGGATTCCTATGTGGTTCCTTTGCAGTACTTGAACTCGCATAATACACAGGAGTATCTGTATAATGATCAAATAATCTTTTAGTTGCCATTACATTATTTTTCCAATACTCCATAGGATTACCAAAACTTTCTCTTACACCACTCTTACCAGCCAAATGTACTACTGCATCTACTTCAGGTAAGTCACAGGTATTTAGGTCAGTACCTAACTTTAAGTCTATAAAGTGTAACTTGTACATACCAGCCCAATACTTTTTAAGTTCTGAGCCAATCATTCCTTCGCTACCTGTTAATAGTATCTGCATTCTATACCCATTTCTTCTGCAATATATCTTTTTAATTCATGATCGCCTACGTTCTCAGGTATTTCATTTTTATAAAATAACCTATAACTGTCACTACCGTACTTGCCAATACCATGTAGTTGTGTAGCATCTTCTCCATCCCAGTCTTTAAACTGTTCACTCATTCGATATAATCTTTCTGCTCGAACATGTTTCATACCTAATGGAGCAATTACTTCTTCAATCTCTCTGCGTGTTGCATGTACAAGACTATCGTGTGTACTCCATTTAGCAAAGAACTTAGGTAGTACTGCTTTAACTTGTTTACGATTAGTTAGGTTCAAACAAATAACACCAACCATATGTTGCCATACGTTTGCGACTTGTTGTTGTACCATTAGTTCGTCTTTCATTTATTCCTCGTAAAAGTAAACAGAATAACCTTTGCCAGTTGTATCACCACCTTGGTTATCAACTTCGTGTTCTCCGTATGTTATACTTGATAATATTTCTTCATCGTTTGGCATTGTTTGTGAATAAAACTTAAGGTTGTTAATATCAAAAGGTTCACCTTGTAGATGTAATGTTCCTTCAAAGAAAGTACCTTTCTCAGAACTAATCATCTGTGCATAATGTCCTTTAGGAATATTGTAACCACTATCATCAATGTCATGTTCACATGTTACATCTGTAAAGAAATCATTAAATTCACCATCATATAATTCGTCTAATACAGTTGCAGTGTATCCAGGACCATCTACTTCTTCAATAGTCATCTTTGCATTGTCAATACTACAACCATACCAATGACATTGTTCATTGGGTGGCTCATGCCATTCACTGTGTGTTTCATATTCGCTATCCCAAAGAAAGTCTGCTTCTTGTGGTATGTCGTGTGCTTCTCTAAATTCTTCAGCACCACTCATATAGTTTTCAGCATAGATGTCATTCTCGCCGTGATTAGCATTCCACCAATCATGACATTTTTTTGTAATAGGGCACCAAGACATTTCTGCACCATACCCATAAACTTGGAAACGAAAGTACCTATCGGGTCTTTTAATAGTTTCAATAAGTTGTTGTTTTTCTTCTGTTGTAGCCATCTATCTTGCTTTCGTAATGTTAAAATGCTTATACGTTTGTTGTACACACTTTGCTTGATAATAACAGTCAGCAAGTGCATTGTGCAATTCTTCTTGTATTGCTTTACGTGGATCGCTTGGCATAAGTGCAAACAATGTTCTACTATCTCTAATTTGCCAGTAGTTCCACGGAGTAGGTTTACCAATGTTCTTATACAAGTTTTGTAGTATTGCATAATCAAATAACGGACCTTGACACCATAAGTAGTCAAGACCTACGCACCATTTGTTTAATTGTTTCGTCATACTATCCATGCTTGTTCTTTCATGGTCACCAAATGCTTCGTCACGTATTTCTTTCTTTTGTTTACCCCACCATTCAAGTGTGTTGTCATCAATAGAACGTTTATACTTTTCACTTTGTTCTTCTATATCAAGACGTAGGTATAAAGGTGCATGTGGCTCTGCATTAGTTGTAGGATCAAACTTCATTGCTCCTAAAGTTATTACAACACTATCTGGTTCTACACCAAGTGTTTCTAAATCTATCATTCCATGTGTTGCCATTATTCACTACCTCCAAAGTCAAACAAGTTGTTGAATGTATTTTTTTGTTTAGTACTTTGCAAGTCATAGTTTAGTGGACCAATCAAGTTACCAAGTTTATTATCAATAATTGTTTCTTCCATTGCGTCACCATCAAATGGCAAGTCTTTAAACCATTCTGGTAAATGCAATTCATCTACAGGATATGCAACACTTGTATAACCCATTGGGTTTTGTTTTAGTTTACAAACAATAACTTTCATACCATCTACAATCTCTTGCGAGTACTTGTCACTGTTCATACGTTTAAGTGTGTTCCAATTAATACTTGCTCTTACGTGTCCAGGCATGTTTGCTTTGCCTTGTTTCTGTTCAAGTTTCTGATAATGTCCAATCTTGTTTGCACGTTTCGGACTACCTTTTTCATGTCCAGGACGACTCTTAAAGTCTGTACGGAATTCTGTAATACTATCAAGTATCTCATCTTCTGTGCCTTTTTGCAATACTTTAAGTAGTACTTCACTTAAGAAGTCTTGCATAAACACAGGAGTATCAGAACGTTTAAGATCTAAACCCATTGCTTTTACTTTACCAGGCTTGCCATCTATATCACGTCTTGTACCTTCATCATCATACACAAGAATTGCATAACGTTTCTTAGTAATAAACAATCCGCTTTCACCAACAATCTCTCTACCTGCCGCAATAACGTCCGACCTGCTTTTTGGACAATGGAATGTGTCTAACATAAACTTACCAAATGACTTGTTTGCTTCATCACAAACTTGTTCATACAGTTGTACAACACTTTCTTTAGTCCAAGGAATACTACCTTTTTCTATTTCATCTTTTAGTATTGGATATGCACTAAAGTACACTGAGTCTGTATCTCCGTATATTACACTCTTACCTACGTGATTATATTCACCTGTAATAACTTTGTTTACTTCTGCACTCATGTGCTTAACAATTTGTCTACCTGTTAGTGTAGTTGATTGTCCAATACGACCATCAAAGAATCTACAACCAGGATTAAGAATAGCACCATACAAACTGTTCAAGTTAATCTTCTTAACAAGTTGTCGCTTATCCCAAAACTCAATCTCTGCTTTGTTCTCTGCGGCCAATGCCTTCTTCTTCATAGCCTGCATTTCTTTACGTTCAGCATACCAACGTTTAAGTAGTCCAGGTATAACACCTTCAAACTCTGTTGTAAAGATTGTACCGTTAGCACTGATCATCCAAGGCTTATTACTATTAAAGATAACTTCGTTAATCTGTGCACCACTCATTACGTCTGACTCACCATTCTCCCAGTCAACTGTAATACTGATATCTCTACGTTTCTCCATAACGGCTTCAAACTCGATAGTACCGAATCTACCTTCCCATGCACCTGCGAAACTCTTTTTCTTTAGACCCATTTGCTCACCAACGTATTTGTTAGTATGTTCAGGACGGAGTTGTCCTATAACAGTTGCTGGATCCATATTCAAACTTCTAATAACAGATGGATATAGTGAATTCAAGTCCATTGAACCAATCCACTCATGTACTCCTACTTTTGGAAATGCAACATAGGCACCCGCGGCTGGCTCTGAACCAGGCTCACGTCTTATTCTATTTGGAACTTGTTGTCCACGTCTATGTGCTTCGTTGATAATTGCTTGTTCTGTAACTGCGACAGCACCCATAGTGGTCTGTAGCAAAACAGTATTTGCATGAGCAAGTTCATTACTAAGATCAATGAACCTTAGTTTTTTGTCCAACTTGTCCAGTAGTGCAACGTCTTGTCTGTTGTACTCAATGAACGTTCTGAAGTCATTGTTATAAAGTGCATCAAGTGTACCTTCGTACACAGTCTTTCTTTCGCCAACTTCCATTTCGCCAATGGCATCAAGTCTGTAAGTGTGTCTTTCTTCATACGTGTATTTACGATATAATTCCAAACTATCTAAATGCACTCTGCCTATTAGGTCATAGGTTTCTTGTTGTCTACCAAACTTTTCATATTCACGTTTCTTAGGAAACTGATCAAACAAACAAAAACGTCTTGTGTCGTCTTTGCTTAATACTTTTGCTACACGGTTAACAGTGTATGGAATATCATAACCTTCACTGTTCCAACCTGTAATAATATCACTATCTTGAATTAGATCAAGGAATGTTTTCAACATATCTCTTTCATCTGCAAACAAGTGTGTGTTGGGGAATTCTTTACATTGTTCTACTGCTTGTTCCATTGTAAGCGTCTTAGGCGGAACTGCAAGTGTTACAAGTGTGTCCATCCATTGTAAGTGTACAGAGATAGCAGTAATAGGCATAAACGGATCACTTGGATCAGCAAAGCCTCGTTCTGGATCATAGTCTGTCTCAATATCAAAAAATGCTACATTTAGTTTAGGAGCATCTTGATTAAGATAGTTTTCACTTAAACATTGGAAGATAGGATTAATATCGCTTTCAAACAATTTTTTGTTCTTATTAATTGCTTGTTCTTTGCGAAAGTCTTTTGTATTCTTACATACAATTCTACTTAGGGGATCACCGTAAATACTTCTGTACTTGCCTCGTACATCGTCATAATAAAAAGTATATTTTACAGGGTATTCAGTAAACTGGCGTTTACCGTCTTTACGTTCTACAACACGAATAATATCTGCGTTGCGATCGAAGTGTGCGTCTACATAACTCATTCATTCTCCTTTATCCTTTGCGGCGGATATATACCAAATTGTTTCGTTTATTGGCCGAAAAAACCATCTTGTATAAGACCAGCAATATATATTATTGTAAGTCCTGCGTTTAAAATAATCAACGACTTTTCTTTCCAAAGGATGCCAACGGCTACCCAAATACTATTTGCTAATGTAAATGCGTAACTGTAGTAAGGATACATATTAAAAGCGGCCATTGTAGCGGCAACTAATAGTATTGTTGTTCCTGTCCATGCTAACCACTGATATGGTTTAGCCTGGTTCCCCTGATCTTTTAAAGTACTCATCTGCGTTTTTTGCCTTGTCATCTATCCAAATATCGTAGTGTGGTTTGTGAAATCTTACACTTGTATATTTTACTTCCCACTCTTCTAATTGCCTAACTGTAAACTGTGACCAATCCTTGTGCGAGTTTGCACCTCGGGCAGTCCAGTAATGTATTTCATTGCCTTCGTCATATAGTCTATTAAAATGCTCAATACGATCTTTATTTGGAATACTATTTTCATAATTACTGTTAACAGTATAACATATAGTTCCGTCGATGTCAACCATATATTTCAATATTTTGACTCCTTTGGTTCTTCAAAAAAGTGTTTATCACCCATTGCTTCACGTATCTTTCTAAATATCATATTGTGCGGATATGTTTTATAATAGTCCGTTTGATATAATTTCTCACTTGCCTTTTTAGTTTCTGTAATTCTTTGTATAATGAATAGCCTAATTGTTGGGTCGTTTAATTCGTTTTTATAATGTTCGTAATTATATTCAATAAAAAGTAGATCTCTATCTACAAAGTATTGAGTCTTGCATAATCCAATTAAATCCTGACCTTCCATTCTATCTTGTACATTGTGTAATACAATTAACAATCCGTGTGTATTATCTTCGTACGGAAAATTAAACATATTTTTCATAATGTCCATATATTGGTCAGTGTGTATAACTGGAACTTTTGAACTGTATGCCCAAGGGCATCTTGGCACTGAGCCATCTGCTGGTTGAGATAATTCTTTAAGATGTACCTCTAACCAATCGTCAATTCGTTTTTTATTTTCTTCTGTAATCATTTACCACCACATAGCGGCAACACCGTAACCAAATACGTTTATTACTGCAAAGTAACCTGTTAATAACATTACCCAAGCCGCGCCTCTACGAACTGCCGCGTAGCATTGAGTTACCGATCCTACAAAGAAGAACGGATATATAATCAGCATGTTTGGATCTTTAGCATTGAAAGCCAAAGTTAAACTTGCCGCCACCGTAAATACAAAACTGATAAGTTCAAATGCAAATGCAATCTTATCACTTTTATAACTATTAATCCAAAAGTCTTTTACCTTTTGCATTATTTGTCTTTGCCAACTGTAACAACAAGTGTTTCAAGATCATCAAACTCGTCAGCAACTTTATGCCAATCTTGTTTGTGTGCAATCTTAATTGCCTTGTTGATCAATGCAGGCTTAATATCTAATTCTTGAGCAACTGCTTTTACAGTTTCTCTTAGACCTTCTTGTAAGTCTTCGACTTCTCTAAGAACAGTAGCACCTTCATTTACCAATCTTTCAAGTTTGGCTTTTTCGTCACCACCATAAGTTCTGTCTGACATAAATCATCTCCTAAGTTTTAATTATTGTGTATATTATATATTCTTTAGATACGGTTGTCAACAGTTAATGTGACTATGTGTCCAAAGTTTCGTCTTTTGATTTGTATGCCCAATCATCAGTGTGTCCTACACTCCACTTGGGTGTGTTTTCAACTGTGTAATTTTGAGTACATACTTTAAAGTCTGGTACTTGTCTGGTTGGGTTTACAAGGCTTTGGTCTGTGAATACAGTTCTGTTATTTGGTTGTGCCGCAAACTGTCCGTTTTCTAACTTAATAATATTGAATGTTTTATGTTCCGGATCGTGTTCACTAAAATTAATATCAAGTGTTGAGTGTTGTGCATGACACGTATCAAGTGTAAACATGTACTCGCCTTTGTGCATCTTTCTATCTTTGCCAAAGAACTCACAATCACATAGTAAAGGTTTTTTAATTAGTGTAATATCATAATCAAAACAATCCCATATTTGTAATGTGTCTAATGGTAGTTGTTCTTCTTGTTTAATATCTTCTTTCCATACAAATGCTGATATAGGAAGTTTGTCGTACAATGCTCCGTACTCGGTTAGTAGAGTTTCAAAGTATAATGCTTTGGATTGAATGCTTCTAATGGAGATCCATATACCGGGAGTAAGTTCTCCGTGTCCCTTCTGATGATCATATAGATATTCTTTTTTAACGTATACTTCAACAGGCGGTAGGTTATGTACTAAGAAAGCCACATGGATCCTTTGTTAATTTTGTTACAAGGTATTTATGTGATTATGTTGTGTGGAGTGGTGTTATGCTGGTACGCAGTTGTTGACTCTAACTCCGCCCTTCATCTTTGTCTTAGGGCTACCAATCTTCTTACCCTTCCAACATTTTGGATCTAAGCGTTGTTTTGCTTCGTCATACTGTTCGCCTTCAAGTGCGGCTTCGTTACCACATGTTCCACAGCAAGTCTTCTTTTTAATTTTCTCAGCAAGTACTGATGCTAAAGTTGACTTATATGATTCGTTAGTTCTTTTTAAAACCTTTTGAACATCTTTATGATCTGCTAAACCAGGCGCAAGTTTATTAATTGCCTTAACAGCACCTGTGTAATTGCCATCTTTATATCTCTTATCGTTTGCAATACCATATGCTTGTTTAATTTGTTTTGTCGAAAACTCTTTTTCTTGAACTTGAACGTCTTCTTTTTTCTTCTTGCTACCACGATCGTGATTGTATTTTTCTGTAGTTTGTTTTGCTTCTTGTACTTCGTCAAACTTTGTTTCGTAGTCCATATGGTGATAAACACTGCCCATATAGTCTGCGGCTTTAGTAATTTTACTTTGAACCCAACCTTCAAGACCTTCACGCTCTTCTACGCCTTTAAGCATATCATGCATCTTAATTGCGTACTTGGCAATCTTGTATAACTCTGCACGAGCCATTTGCACTTCGTGATCTGACTCAGCCTTGTATGCTAAATCTGCTAAACCTTCTTTAAGTTGTTCTGCTTTCATAATAGTATTTACCTTTTAACTGTTTTGCCGCCAAAGAAATTATCTTTAATATCAAGGGCGTTTTCTGCTGTACCGTCTGCTTTTTTCTTCTGTGGTGCTTTGGGTAAACCATTTTTATCTTTAGGTCTTTGCCCTTTTGCTTGTAAAGGGTTTGCAACTGAGGCAATGTTACCTGCACTGGTTGCTCCTGCTGTTGCAGATTCTCTTGTGATACCTGCAAGTTTCATCATCTCTTGTTGATAGTTAGATGCTTGATCCATTTGCGTACTACCAGCACCTGAAACTAATTTTGCTAATTGTATAATTGAATCTGACTCTTCATCAACTGGTTTGTCTTTTTCTAATTCTGCTTTTTTACGCATTAATTCTTTTTTAAGTTCTGGATCTTTAGATGTGTTTGGATCCATTTGAATATCTTGTAATGCTTTTCGTTTATCTTTGTATTCGTCTTTGTCCATTGCTTCTTGTGGAGCCGCTGGAGCAGTTTTTTCTGCTTGTTTAACAAGCATCATAAATTTTTGTCTTAGTTGTTGATTACCTAAAATGGTAGTTAACTGTTGTGCAAATGGAGCAATCTGTTTAGAAAGTGCACCTGTCATTGCGCCACCTGATGCAAGTTTATCTAAACCTTTTTGCATCATTGCGCCTGATCCGCCTTTTGCTCCCATAGCGTTTGCCGCCATCTTAGAACCTGAAGCAGTCTTTTGCGCCGCTTGTTTATCATCAGCACCTGTTGCCGCACCTGGAGCCGCGCCTGCTGTCGCACCCGCCACTTTTGATACTGCACCTTTTACTGCATTGCCTACTGCACCTGCGGCCTTCTTAACAGCACCAGCCGCCTGTTGAGCACCTGTTTTTACAGCGTCCAAAGGAGCCTCGTTTACTACTGTTGATTCTGTAATTTCTCTCAGTTTCATACTACTATTTACCTTTTTTCTTTCGTCCGCCCTTCATGTTGGCGCACCAATGATACATTTTAGCCTTCTCTCCAGATGCGTTTTTAGCCTTCTTACGCAACGATGTTACACTACCATTGCAACTTGCACCCGACTTTTTTACACGTCCTGGTCTACTTTTACCTTTTTTTTTACCGTCTGCAAAGTTTTCTTCTACTTTGTCTTCGCCACGCTTTTGCCAATCATATGACTTATCGTCATCTTCAATAGGACCACCTTTAGCCCAA